ATCAACAGGATAGCGAGCAGCGAAAACGTGATTCAGTTCTTGCAGTCGCTACAACAGTCAGAGAAGCTGCCGCAAAAAAAAGAAAGGAACTTGAAGCAGAGGGCGTTATTGAATAAATATCCTGACCCTGCACAATTCATACTTGATTACAATCCAGATTTGCAGTTCAAAATTGTCAGGTGTAAGGCGACTCACTCCGATTTAGCCATGAATTTTTCTATACCTACATTAGGATTATTGGCTTCGACTTATGGAGATGAAACTCCTTTAGAATGGTTGAAAATTCAATTCGGTACACTCAATGACTTCGCAGAGGTATCTACCAAGATTGCTAAGGAGCAGCTTAATGAGTTAGCAGAGATATTTATTTCTGAGTATTATTACCTTAATGCAGCTGAGATATGCTTTTTCATTGCACGGTTTAAGTCTGGGAAATACGGACGATTCTATGGAGCTATAGACCCGATGAAGATTACAAGCGCTATGCTTGACTATATCAAGGAACGCCGCATTGACATTGAGCGTTACGAACGTGAGCAATACCGACTACAGCGCCAAAAGGAGATAGAAGAGCGCGGTAGCAACGGAATTTCCTATGTCGAGTATCTTGAACGTGAACGTAAGCTTGTGGAAAGTGGAGATGCAGAAGCCATGAAACGAGCGGCAAATCGTGTATGTAGTATCAGTTTACGTAAGTAGTGGCGAAAGCATAAATTTGACAATAATATGAGACTTACAATATGTTGGACGACAAGAGGCAGGCAAAGACGCTTTTACTATGATATATGCAAAAAGTTTGGCATATCGGATTACATGAGTGTTAATCATGAGACGCCATGCGATATAAGGGATGAAGATATGGAACTGTTAAAGGAATGCGAAAAACGAGGGTTTATCCAAATAAGAAACAAACGGTAAATAATCATGGACATAGAGATTGAAAAGAAAATCGAACAATTGGAATGGCAGCGTGACAATGCAATGCGCATACGCTGCCCGTTGGTGGCAAGGAAGTATCAGCGCATGATTGATGAACTTGCAAAAGAGAGCAAAAACAAGAATATGAACAAGGCAGAACAGGCAAGGCAATGACCACCGACACGGCAAATCAGATAATCAGCAAATATGAGAGTCTTGTAGTTCTGTGCACCTACAACATATTGCTCACGAACGACATCTGTTGCGGGCAGGTTATCGAGTGTCTGCATGCGATGAAGAGAACGCCTTATTACAAACAGGCATTCAAGCGGTATTTGAATGATGCCGATAAGGCAAGAAAGGAATACGAGCGTACTGTAAACAGCGTTATCGGTTCAGACCAGAGCGAGTTTTTCGCCGACTGCAACGACAAGTATACGGAAGAAGTGAACAAGCACGTGGATATGTTGTATTGGCAATTCAAGCAGGTTCTTGACGATAACGGCATATCCCATTCCGCAGAGATTGCAAGGTTCGAACTTGCAAGGACATTGTGTGATTACGCCTGCATCCAGTTTGACGAAAGGATTAAAGAACTTCGGAAGAAAGATTCACGGTTCAACGGGTTCACGTTGGAATATTTGAAGCTTTCAAATGTGGCAAGGATGATGAACCTTGCTTCCGATAGTTTGAAAATCGGGAAAACAGTCAATATGAACACAGAGCGGTGCACGGCGGCGTTTGATGTGCTGGTAAGAAAGCTGTCGGATGCGGATAATATTGCCAACGCGATAAAAGTTTAGTGAGATGAAGCCTATTTATAACCTTATAACCCTCCTCATGGACTGGCTCTCGGTAGAGGTCGGAGTGGATGAAGAGTGGTTCTGAATCAAGACATCATGGTGCAAAATGTGTGTTTCGGAAGACAATCGGGAACGGAATAAAAGAAAAGATATATGAATAATAGGAATATTAGCAGTTGACAGCAATTACCCTAATCTTGCGTTGATGAAGATAAGTGCATATCACAAGAAGAAGGGCGACATCGTGGATTGGTACAATCCATTTAACCATTACGATAAACTCTATATGGCTAAGGTTTTCAGCTTCACCGAGGATTACAGACAATGGGTAACCAATGCCGACATTATAGAGAAAGGCGGTACCGGATATGACATCAGCAAGACATTGCCTACAGAGGTTGACCGGATGCAGCCCGACTATTCTCTTTATCCGCAGATAGATTCCAAAACTGCATACGGATTCCTTACTCGCGGATGCCCTAATCACTGTAAGTGGTGTGTGGTTTCCAAGAAAGAAGGTAATATTATGCCATACATGGATATTGAAGAGATAGCGGTTAACGGAAGAAAGAATATCATCCTTATGGATAATAATGTACTCGCATCTGACTATGGTTTACAGCAGATAGAAAAGATTGTCAAGCTGAAACTGCATGTAGATTTCAATCAAGGGCTGGATGCCCGATTGGTTACTGATGATATTGCAAAGCTGCTTGCTAAGGTCAAATGGATAAAGCGTATTCGGTTTGGGTGTGATACACCAGGACAGATTGCCGAGTGTGAGCGTGCTACAGCATTAATTGATAAGTACGGCTATAAAGGTGAATACTTCTTTTACTGCATCCTACTTCATGACTTTAAAGAATCATTCGAGCGCATCAATCATTGGCGAAATAGAGGGAGTAGATTCTTGCCTCATGCACAACCGTATAGAGACTTAAACAATCCGCATCAAATCATCCCGCAATGGCAAAAAGACTTAGCCGGGTGGGCTGACAAGAAATGGGTGTTTAGGAGCTGTGAATTTAAAGACTTTATGCCACGGAAAGGATTTAAATGTGCCAAGTATTTTAATTAATTGAATATCCCATGAAAACAGTTAAACTTTCCAATTTAAAAGTAGGTGACCTTTTCATCCATAAAGGAACGGTGTACGAGATTATTGCAAAGAGTAAGTGGACTTCCATATGTAGGTATCTAAATGATAAATATCGCTTCGGTGGTTGGTGTCAATACTTGTATTGTGATTTTAGTAATTACACAAAAGTGGAAATTTAATATTAACATATTGATTATGAAACGAAGAATAAGAGAAAAGGTGCAGAAATACCAGCATAGATACAAATTGCATCAGTATTTGAAGTATGCCCGCCAATGGTGTTTTGCTCTGGCATATAAGGGTAAACTATACACGTTGTTAGACGATGGTAGAATTGTAAAGAAGGACGGTCAATTATGAATATAAAGAAAATAAAGGAACATAACCCTCAATCCTTTTTAGACGATTTGAAACGGGTAAGAGAAATCCATCACGTACTATATAACGGATTCTATATTCGCCAGAAAGCGTGATGTCATGGTAATAATTTAATCGAGAAGATTATGAAACAGACAACTATCCCCGCTTTTAAATATTGGCTCCGGATACACGGTTTCCGCTTAGAATGGTTCGGTACCGGAACAAAAAACAATCCAATCAAGATTAAATCAAGAAAAAGGAATAAGCAATGAATAATGACAGGCAAAAGATTTTAACCGATTATATTTCCTACTTGTATACAACAAGTAGAACTTATGATACCATCGGCAAATATATCAAATATGTAACGGATTTTCTTGAAAGTGCCGAAGAAGTCAATCGCCGTGGTTATCTGGCTTATAAGCGTGAAAATGCCAATATTGGGGCACGTTATCCATTGATGAGTGAAGCCATTTGTGATTTATTATTCCACCTTAAAATCGGGTATAACCGTCGGGAAAAGAAAATAAAGACATTGGAAAGGCTTGATACCATTTCAGAAAAGAACAGGAAACTGTTGAATGATTTTATAGTATGGCTTACCGATAGCAATGATTACTCTTCGCATACTGTAGATATTTACCACACCTCTTTGAAACAATACTTTGAATATGCCAATGATATAAGTATGGAAAACTGCAAGAGGTTTATACGGACTTTGGAAGAGAAATCACTATCCCCGCAAACCATCCGTTTGCGTATCACCGCTTTAGAAAAGTTCTCGAAATGGCTAAAGAAACCGATAGAGCTTAAACGGCCTAAGATGAAGCGCAAGCTCGATGTAAACAATGTCCCGACAGAAGAGGAGTACAACCGCCTACTGGATTTTCTGAAAACGAAATCCAACAAGGATTACTACTTTTTTATCAAGGTACTGGGCACAACAGGTGCACGTTTGTCGGAGTTCCAGCAGTTCACATGGGAAGACATAGCGGCGGGTGAGGTTACGCTTCGCGGCAAAGGTAATAAATACCGTCGCTTCTTTTTCCAAAAACATTTGAGGCAGGAAGCAATGGCATACATGAAAGAGGCTGGCAAAACAGGACTTCTCGCTGTTGGGAAATTCGGTCCGTTAACTCAACGAGGTTTTTCACAACATTTGAAAGCATGGGGCAAACATTGCGGTATTGACTCAAGGAAGATGCACGCGCACGCCTTCCGGCATTTTTTCGCAAAAATGTTCCTGAAAAAAAATAAGGATGTCATTCAACTGGCCGACCTTCTCGGCCATGGGAGTGTGGACACAACAAGAATTTATTTACAAAAGAGTTATGACGAACAAAAAAGAGATTTTAATCGAAACGTTACATGGTAGCCTTGAACCATTCAAGCAGCTTCCGAGCCTGATTGACAAGGAAACCATTTATGACGAGACCGGACATGTAGACACCGAGTTTCTGACAGCCATACTGGAGTGGATGTCAGTCAATGCCTCCATTGCTATCGGTGTACAAAAATCATTGAACAGGCTGTTAGGCATTGAGGAGAACAAAGAAAGCAAGAAAGGTACAGCTGACAGCGGGAAAAGCTGGAGCGTTGAAGAGATATTGCGGCATTGTACCTTGGAGAACGGTTTGTTGAAACTTCCCAATGTGCAATTCAACAAGAAATCGTATGCCGAGGCTAAGAAGTGGATTGAGGAAGCCGGCGGTTCCTGGCAAGGTGGAAAGATACAGGGTTTTACATTCCCGTTCAATCCGGAGAGGGTGTTCTCAATCCTTAAAGAAGGGAAGCGTTGTAATCTTCAGCAGGAATACCAGTTCTTTGAAACACCGGCTGAGGTGGCGGACTGGCTGGTCATGCTTGCCGGCGGAATATATGAGAATGATACGGTATTGGAGCCAAGTGCCGGTCGTGGCGCCCTTATTAAAGCCATTCATAGGGCTTGTCCTTCTGTAACAGTAGAATGCTATGAACTGATGCCGGAAAACAGAGAGTTTTTGCATTCGTTAGATAATGTGATACTGCTTGATGAAGATTTCACGAAAGATAGCGTAGGAAGTTATACCAAGATTATTGCCAACCCGCCTTTCTCAAACAATCAGGATATAGAGCATGTGAGGATTATGTATGAACGTTTGGAAGCCGGCGGAACGCTCGCAGCCATTACCAGCCCGCACTGGAAATTCGCTTCGGAAAAGAAATGTGTCGACTTCCGCCAATGGTTGGAAGATGTACGTGGAGAAGTATTTGAAATCGGCGCCGGAGAATTCAAGGAAAGTGGGACATCTATAAGTACGATGGCGGTGGTTATTAATAAATAATTAAAACTAACAATGATGAAACAGACAGCAGAAGAAGCAGCCCGCACTCATTGGAGTGAAAGTACATATAATAAAGATGCAGAGCTTGCCTATGATGAAAGAGACTGTATAGCTATCAAGGCATTGGCAAAAGCGATTGCATTACGAGCATTTAAGGAAAGTGCAGACTGGCAGTCAAGGCAATCACCTTGGATAAGCGTTGAGGAACAGCTACCGGAAGAAAATGAGAATATCATTATCATGTGCAAGCATGGCGCAATATTTAATGGCACATACTGTAATGGAGTATGGTTCTGTATGGACGGTTATATCAATGATATATACAAAGACAGTCCTATTTATACTTCAATGAGCAGTATACCTCCATTATGGGAGCCTGTGGCATGGTTTCCCATCCCCTCTTTCGATGAGATACTCGAAGCCAACAAGGATGTACTGGAACGGATTAAAGAGAAAGGAGACCGAATACAGACATGCAGCCCAATGAAATAATAAATATAATATTGGATAATGGTCATATATCATTGCATAGATACAGTGACAATCCAAGTGAAATAATATTGTCATCCCTGTTTGTAAGAAAACAAAGACGAAATGGAAACGGAATCAATTTAATGCTTCGTGCAGAACAAATAGCCAAAGGATTAGGATGTGTCCGTGTATTTCTTGAGGCAAAGAAAGGTAGTTGGCAAGAGAAATGGTATGAACGATTAGGATATAACTACTGTGAATGTTGCCAAGAAAGAAGCGGACTAATATGGATGAAAAAAAACTTAGACAAATGAAAAGATACAGAATATACAGATACGGACTTTTTGACCACATTTTTGACGTTCAAGTGAAAAAATGGTATGGCTGGGTACTTGTTAAGAGGTTTAAGGCAGATATAAGTTCTGATGACACAATGATAGATAATATTTATTATTGTGAAATGTTATCCAAGGAACTTTTGGAAAAATTGGAGGAGGAATTATGAAATCAAAACAAGTATTATCAGTCGAACAGATGAAGCATTTGAAGGAGCTTGGGCTGGACACAAGCGATGGAAGCATGTGTTGGTGCTACGCTCTTTCTTATAAAAATGCAAAATGGGAACTTGAAATATATGAAGATGTAATTAATCAAAAACGAGATAGTGCATTTTGGGAAATAATTTCCACTTACACTTTGCAGGACATTCTCGACAAGTTGCCGACACTTATAATTATAAGTTCCGATTTTTATAAGATTTGCATTGAACCGTCTTGTGGATATTGGGATATATATTACTATAAATCTGATGCTACAGAACTTATCTCGAAAAAGTCTGAAAATATTATTGATGTGGCTTACGATATGCTGTGCTGGTGTATTGAAAACGGATATGTTGAAAAGGAGGGTAAATAATGAAAGCGAGAATAAAAGAGACTGGAGGGATTGTAGAGGTTGAAGACTTATATGATGATGGGACTGCCTTAGTGAATGGTAGGTATTTCAAAGTGTCAGAACTCGACTTCTTTGATAATTTTGAAACTATTGATTGGGAGCAAAGGCGTTATGAATTGGCAAAATCCGCTATGCAAGGGTATTGTATTGCTTTAGGAATAAACGATGACAGTGAAACTTATGATGATATTGCAATAGGCTCTTTGAGGGTAGCTGATGCACTAATAAAGAAATTGAAAGGGAAATAACCATGGATATAGAAGAAGTAAAAAACAAGAAAGCGAAAGCCGAAATGGAGATAGCTCATATTCTGGAAAAACTTGAAGCAGAAACGGGTTTAAAAGTCAGCAACATGTTTTATATATGCAGAGAAAAGGATAAATCTGCGTTAGCTGTTTCCCCCATAGAGCATATAAAAACCAATATAATCTTAACGTTATAACCATGGAAATAAAGAATGTAGGACAACTTAGGAAAATCATTGAGAACCTTTCCGATGATTACGAAATTGAGATGAGAATCAGACGCAAATTAACGGAGGAAGAATTGAAACATTGCAGATACCCTTATCCTTATGATACGAAATATCTTACTTTGGAATTTGACGATATAGGCGTTTCTAGCAAGGTGTTATGTTTGGGTGTAACTTCTAATGATTGATGATATGGAAGTAACCGATTTTCTTGAAGTAGTAATACTTTGCTTGTCATTATTAATAGTCATTCCTATACTTATGGTTATTTGGATTGACTGGGAGCAAATTGAATCTAAAAGAAGAAACAGATGGGAATAAAGAACGGAATAATAATAGACGGAGTGCTGCATGAAGCTATAATTAAAAGCGAACTTGACAATGAATTTTATTGTGAGGATTGCTCTTTATATAGCTTCTGCCACGGAGGTTTTGATGAAAGATGCGCGATGTTTAGCGCTGATGGATTTGTCATTCATGGCAAAGTAAAAATAGATAAGGAGGAATAATTAAAATGGATATAGTACCTATTATAACAAAAGATAATCTTTCTAAGGAACAGATAGAATATCTGCAAAAGCAGCAAACAGAATATAAATTAATCAATAGGATTAAGAAGAATCCGGGACATATCTTGTTCTCTTTTAATCGAAAAACAGGGGAAATCAAGAGAGCTTCTATTATACACAAGGTTGCTATTGGCTTTAATGGGCTTCCTGTAACCAAAGCTGAAACGGTTATAGAACCTGATTGCTATTACGACCAAGCCTTGAATGAAAAGAATTTTAGAAAGAAATTGAAGAGAATTGGATTGTTAAGTATTTAATCGAACAAGATAGAGAAATATATGAGCATGATTTGGTTGAATGCGCTGGTGTACTATGTGAAGTAGTGTATAGTGATAAAATCGGTTCTTTTGTGCTATTAGAAGTTCTGTCTCAAAATCTTGGAAATAAGCCAATAGGACAAATGATAGATATGTTCGGGATTAGATATGTAGGTAATATTTACGACAGCCCGGAGTTATTGAAATAAAACAACCATGAGTAAATACATGAATTGGGAACTCTACGATAAACCACCTGAGGGTTTCTCCATTGACAAGCATACTGGTTCTCCTTTGACCGGATACGACTTTTACACAAACGGGAAAAGCGTCTTAAACGGAGGAGTAAGAATTCTTGTAAAATCTCTGAATGTTCATGTTAACAACATAGCAGACAACCATCACCCCGTGAAAAAATTCATCCCCAATAACAAAGAACCCAAGCATGACCCGATGATTAACCGTGATGTGCGTCAACGGGTAAATGTCTTTGCACGCGAGAGGTTTAAAGTAAAGCTGCTACAAGAAATAGAATTTGATTTAATGGTGTGTCAACTCGAAGGCTGGAGCATGGGAAGCTACGTCAATGAGCTTAAGCAATTGATTGATGATGTTTATCGGAGAATGGTTAAGACAAAGAAAAGGAACACAGAGACTACCAGTAACCCAAAACTTGAATTTAAAGATGAATGAATTATATATACCTCCACAGCGATTAAACCGCAACCCTATTAACGGGCGGTTTTTAAAAGGAGGTATCCCTCATAACAAGGGAAAGAAATGGGATGATTACATCCCTTCGCATAAAAGGGAAAGTATGATTAAAGGATTAGCCTTAGGGAGAACGGGAAACCCTAATATAGCGGGCTGCAATGCAAAGAAAGTAGTAGCTATAAAAAGCGGACGGTTACAAGGTGTTTTCCAGTCCTCTAACGATGCGGAACGAAAGACCGGCATCTGTGCCCGTAATATCAGGAATTGCTGTTCCGGAAAGCGTAAACACGCTGGCGGCTATCAATGGTTTTGGGAAAGCGATAATAGTTGGTGTGAATTAGTTAACAAAAATATATGAGTAAACTATACAAAATAACTCTCTTCGGTAAATCATTCATTATAGGATGGTTCAGCCATGCGGACAAGTGGTATCATAAATTTAGTATAATAAAATAATGGATATAACAGAATTAAAAATCGGTGACCGGGTGAGAATAAAACTCCCGTCACCACAAGGAGAGAGACTTTCCATACCCATGCAGGTAATAGGGCTGCTTTCTAGTTTCAACAATCCAAGCCCTAAAGATACGGTATATCTTGACTTTGAAGGAAATGAGGGAGATATATGGGAAGAAGAAGTACAAAATTTAGTGTTTTCAGACAATGAAGAGAAGTCATGAGAAAAGCAGACAGAATAATCAGAGACAGACATTCCCGTATCCCGGACAAATACAAGAAGATTGACACTACGGTCAACGGGGATGTAGAAAGCCTTGCCGAACAACACAAGGAAGTGGAAAGAAGACTATTCCCTCTACGCCTTAACAAGACCACTGTTATTTACGTCACAAAAGACAAACAGAATGAAGCATATGCAGCGAAAGCACGTAAACGGATGGGGATAACAGAACCGAAGAAACCTTTTGTCGACCCACTTTCGGAAGAAAACATTACCAAGTTGTACAAGGAAGAAAAGATACCACCCCGCAGAATGGCTGAAATGTTGGATGTGAGTGTGAGGACAATATATCTAAGATTGGCTAAGTATGGACTTACAAAAGTTAAATGCAGATAATATGAAAGAGAATAATATTTTAAACAAAGAGATTTATACAGAGGCTATGATAGCAGCTTCTAAGGTTGATTTCCTTGAGAGCAAGGAAGAAGTTAAGATGTATGCCACTTCGTTGTATAACGCGATGATATGGGGTAGAAAAGTAAAATATTAAGTTTTTTATTTGGCGTTATAGAAATTAGAGGTATATTTGCAGCGTTACACATATTAAGAGGCGGACGGTTGTCTGCTTTATGCAGGCATTTTTTATGCTTGTAAGCTAACGCTGTATATTATAGCGGTCTGCAAACCCGTGTGGAGAGTTAATAGCCTCCCAACTGCCTCTTAGGTATGTGTAACGGCGGGTTAATTGCAGACCGTCTTCTTTCTGCAATGCCATAAAACGTTACAAAAATGGCAAATGAATTAGTTTTTAAAGGTCAAAATGACTAAGTGTTAACCAATAGTATTTTGGTTGCTGAAAAGTTTGGCAAAGAGCCAAACGATGTAGTAAGAGCAATAGATAATTTATTGCAAAACGCTGATAATGAATGTGACGCAAAAGTTCGGGACATGTTCGTGGAATATACAGAAGATGTTCCACAGCCCAATGGAGGGGTGAAATCCGCAAGACGATTTATAATGAACCGAGACGGTTTCACTCTTTTGGCAATGGGATTCACTGGTAAGAAAGCCCTAAAATTTAAATTGGAATACATCGCAGCATTCAACTCTATGGAAAACGCATTGAAACGGCATCTTTCTTCCGCACAGATGTTTGCAATGCAAGCGAACATAAACCTCGAATACGAGAAACGGATAGAGAATATAGAGAATGAGATTGCGGAAATAAAGAAAGAACGGGAAGAAAACGGGAAATTCTTATTGTCAGTGGCTATGTCTTCGGAAGAATTGCCGCAGCTGTCTATGCGTGACAACATCCGGCAGCTGGTAAACAAATACGCATCCGCCATGAATATAAGGCAGCAAGACGTATGGCACAAGATTTATGACCAGCTGTATTACCTATACCATATCTCCATACGGAACTACAAGAAAGCAAGACGAGACGAATCCAAACTTGAAATAGCGGAGAGAAATCATTTCCTTGATAAGATATACAACATCATATCCAATATGGTGAGAGAATCTAAAGCAGCCTAACCCTATTGCCAAGCCCTGCCCGTACCTATTCCGGGCGGGCTTTTACTAAAAGACTAAACAAATATTCATCATGGAAAGAAATACAATACCTGCTAAGAAGCAATACGACCTTAGCGCAATAGACGAATTATTCAAACATAGCATAACACCCGAAGAACTTAGAGGGGAGCTTATCGTACTGGTGTTTGATTACGCACAATACGTAGAGGAAGGTGTTACCGACTTGTTCAAATGTCACATGGGTACGCTATATGTGCTATATAAGGCTTTAGAGGATGTAAAAGAATTAGAGACACCAAGCTAATACCCTCACCAAAACAGCAAGCGGTATAGCCCAATGGAGAACCCGTTCAAAGCGTTCTAAACGTTCCATTGGATAACCCGGAAAAGGCGGCAATAGTCCATGTAAAGGACATTGTCCGCCAATTCAAGCAGTTCATCTATGTAATCCCTTTTTCGCATCACGTTCAAGTTTTCTACGTTGTTGGCGGTTTATACCATTTGCTATGGCAAGGCTGTTCAGCGTCTCTTTCTGTTCGGGAGAAAGCATGTTATATACTTCTTCCCGTGATTTGCCTGATAAAATGGCTTGTACTATTTTCCACATAAGCTACGTCTACAATGTTCACACAAAAATTTCTTCGCTACCGGGAACATCTTCTGTCCCACATATCCGCTAAGGTACTGCGCCTCTTCCCCGTATGGGTCGATGCCGAACGCCCGTGAGATATGCCGACATAGATGCCCTTTTTCATGGTCGAAAGAGTTTTGAAACTCTGCCGGGGAAGAAGTAAGGGCTATAACCATTACGGTTTGCCTGTTTTGGATATTGGAGTAAGTGATACCCGTATTCAGATTGCAGGAGCGCATGTTCTTATAGGCATTCACCAAATCCAGCCCCCTGCATCCAACCCGCCGAAGGTCGGCGATGATACGGTCGGTATAATAGCAGTCCACCGCATAATATACACGGACTTCCCAATCATAATCCGGTATGTAAAAATCCTGTATTATCATAGGCTACATCATCTGTTCCCACATGATAGGATTGCCGGAGCCTATGCAGTCGGCATAGAACCGAGTGAAAGGCATTCCATTGTAAGCGTCCACATCATCTATGTAATCCTTAATGAACAATGCGAGATGGGCTTCGTCAGTGATAGAACTTTTGTAGTAATCCGACTTCGCCATGTTTGCCACGTAAACGCTGTCGTACCCTGCATCCTTCTCCAGGTTTACACTGTACTTTTTCAGAAGCTCCTCTACCTGCTCTTTGCTGATTGGTTCAAGTTTTTCCTCCTTGCCCGTAGATTTGTTTTCCATCTTCATGCGGGAAACAGCCCATAGGCACATCTTCTTGCTGAAATGCCATCCGTACTGGCTGAGATAGTCAGCCATTGCAGGCGGTATTCTGTCGTATGTATCTAATCTTTGTTTCATATTTTCCTGATTTTAAGTGATTGGCAAAAGAGGGGAATAATCCCCTCTCCATTACATGAACTCTCCGTTGGCGCGTCTGCGTCTGCGTTCGCCCATATCATCACCGTAAGGCTGTGAATCGCGGCGTTCGTTGTAAACCGGATATTCCGGGAAGTAACCCGGCATACGACGTTCTCCCATATCCGAGCCGCCGCTATAGCTTCCACCGCGTGAACCACCGCTGTTACGATAGCCCATTTCACCGCCCTGCATCTCACGCATGGCTTTCTCGTAACCATGACGACAACCCTCTCTATAGGCTTCTTCCATAGGATTACCGCCTCTCATACCGAAGTCACGGTCATATTCTCCGCGTCCTTCTTCCAATATTTCCCACATTCCCATATTATTTCTTTGTTTTAGATGTTTCAGCAACTCCGAGCTGTTCCATAAGCCGTTTGTTCAAATCCATAAGGTCGGACATATTTTTGCTCATTTCTGCCATTTGCCCTTTCAGAGAGGATATTTCCTGTTCCTGACGTTGTTTCTCTGCAAATTCGGGGTTCAAGAGCGTCAGCATCTTGTCACATCCCGCAATGACGGAATTGTGGAAGTCCATGCTGTTGATGATGTCTATGCTTTTCTGTTTCATAGAAGCGACCTCGTTATTCATCGCATCACGAGAGCATGACACTACGATATTGCCGTTCTGTCCGAAGTCGGCTATATCCATGCCAGCAGGTAGATTTTGGAAAGTCGTGTTCTGCCCGTTGATACAGACAACGACATCCACAACCATTTCCATTTGGGGCAACTGTCCCATAGGGGATGCCATAGGATATTTCGGCTTAGGAGCGGAAACGCTGACTACCGGACCGTATTCGATAAACGGGTTAGCATCCTTATGAAGTATATACAACTGGTTATTGGTACGAAGTGATTGAAACATATTGGTTTGATTTTAAAGGGGTGTGGCTATTCCCATTTTGGAAATAACCACAAAGCCCCATGTTAACTACTTGCTCTTTTGAGCGGTTGCTTCTGCTGTCGGAGTCGGTGTCGATGCGGTTGTCGGACGATACCCACCGTTAACAAGGAACAGTTCGTTGGTGTACTTGTTATAGTGGATTTCGTAGATACCCGTTCCGGCAAGGTTGCCGACAGTCACCGGCTCATTGTTGTAAGCCAGCAACGGTCTTGTATCCCCATTAGTCCCTATCAGTATCGGGAGTGTAGCAGTCGTACCGGCAGGTATCGCCTGGCGGAGACTGACATAGAAACCGCCTACATAGCTTCTGTTACGGAACGCATGGTTAGGCAGCTCTAAAGTCACGTTCTCCGTGCCGACCGTTACGGCTACCGTAGGAAGGGTATTGAAATTAGCCCTTCCAATAGTAGGGAACAAGAAAGGAAATCCTGTAAAAAAGTTAGGCCACATAATTACCCCCTTTCTTACCGGAATTAACCCCAGTAGTTGTTACAACCACAACCGCTACGCCCATACATTGCATCACCGGCGTAAGCACCGAAAGCCGCAGCACGAGCTATCTCAGGGTTAAATGCTTGCAATTGCGGGTATGGCACTGCTACCGTAGGTGGCATCTTGCATTTTATTCCATCGACATCGGACTGCAATGCCTGCAAGCCTGCTGCCAAAGGAGCAATCTGTTGTCCTACTGAATTCAGGATAGTAGCATTCTGGTTACGTTGGGAGATTTCAGCGGTCAAAGTGGCTTTTTCTGCTGTAAGAGCCGCAATCTTGTCCTGCAATGCTTGGTTCTGCATAGCGTCCAACTTTGCAAGGATAGCATTGGTATTGGCGGTCGCACCGTCACGCAATGAAAGTGCATTCTGATTGGCTGTGTTGACAAGCGCGTTGGTCTGATTGCACATCGCAAGCTGGTTCTCATAGCCCATTGTGGTAATGGCGTTCTGAGTCTTGCAGCAACAATCTGCAATCTGAGTAAGAACAGCCTGATTTCCGGACTGGAATGCGTTGATGATTTGCTGGCTTGACATGCCCACCTGATTTCCTACATTGGCGATAAGTCCCTGGATGTTGCACAGGGCGCTCTGTAACTGTTGGGTAGAGCAGTTCAAAGAAGAAGCAAGCTGGTTGATGGCATTGCCATTGCCCTGAATGGCTGACATCAGGTATTCACGACCGACATCACCGTTAAGCTCGGCAGGCAGACCTCCACCATTGCCAAAGCGGTTGCCGAAGCCGTTGCCGCCCCAACAGAACCACAAAAGGATAATCCAGATGAACCACCACGAGCCGCCCCATTGGTCTTGGCTGCCACGTCCCTGGTTCAGTAAAGCGAGAAGTCCGGGGTCTACACCCTTGCTTCCCATCAAGTTGGGCAACATAGCCATGATGTCAAATTTGCTTCCGCCACCATTTCCGTTGTTCCCGTCTTGGTTGAAGACATACGTTCTTTCCATAGAGATTTATATTTTGTATTACGGTCAAAATCAACCGCATCACAAAAGTATAAATACGCAATCTGCCATGAAATCAGTTGTTTCCCAACGCTTTCCTAATGTTTTCCCAATATATTCTCAACATTTTCCCGCCTTCCATGCGTTCTTGGAAATTGGAAATCATGTAGTTTATCGCGCGTTTGGTCTTGTGAATTTTAGGAGCTATCTGTGAAGGATACATTCCCCTTTCGACAAGCAACTGTACAAGCAAATAGCGGGCGTCTACGGTTTCCGTATCCTTATCCGAAGATAGTATTCGGCTGGCGGGTATTTCGGTCTCCTGCGCCACGAGATTAATTGTTTCGGCAAAGATTTCTGACTTACACATAGTTTTTCTGAATTTTATATTTATCTTTGCCCTGCCACATAAAATATTTGATTATATACGAACAAAGCATAAGATACCGTGTTGAAGATATTAAAGCCTCCAACGTGCGGTGTCTTATGCTTATCATGTTTTTATGTGGCAATATTAACGTGAAACGTTGGGGGCTTTCTTTTTACTCTAAGCCCCCGAAAGAGTGTCAGCTACAAGCCAACTTCTACATCGTTAATTTCTTTTTTACCATACAAATAGATTATAACTTATTCCTGCGCCTACGTACATGCCGCCCGGATACCCATACCCAGCCTGCAACCCTAATCCCCAACGCTTCTTCTTCGGTTTGATGGGAACCGGATGATAGATGTCATTTGTTACTGTCTGATAAACAGTTCTTGGATACACAGTCATACTATCCAGCCGTGGGGCTACATATCCGCTCACCACCGCACGATACAAGCTATCTTCATACACAACCCGTTTGCGATGAAGCAAGGTATCACCTATACGTACTGTGTCATTCGGCAATATCTGCCAAAAGACAGCTATCGGCGAGGAGATAAGAACCGTATCAAGTTTGACAACCGTCTGTATCTTCGTCTCGGTGCGAATTTCTGCCGGCAAAGGCTCGAACGGGCGGAACCACGCCACCACACAAGCGATGGCCAGCAATACAACTAATAGCCAGGGTAGTTTTTTCATAACCTCAACAAATAATGATTTACAACCATACCCGCACATATTGCGACAGCTCCACACAGCAAGTCTATTTTGTTCCACTTGCCGTTATAGTAGTGGCAACGGTCGCTGTTCTCTTTGATAAAGAGCATCAGCAGTGCAGTGCTGCCACCGAATACTATGGCGGTGGATAGATAGACCACCGCACCTAAGATGTTATTTCTCATATCTTATCCCAGTTTTGTTTCAGCCAGTTTATCTCTTCTTCGGTGAAGCTGCGGTCGGCGACTATGATGGCGCCGTGACAGCCAGTCCAAGTATTTCCAGCGGCATTATCGTTTTTATAAAAATATCTACCCCCTAAAATAAGAATGTCATTGCTTTCTTTTGTTCCAACATTGATAGAATTACCGTTATAAGACTGCTTTGTTTGATAAGTTATCCCTTTTTCCGGTATACCAATACTTGTTATACTTCCAAAACTAATTGTTGTAAAACTATTTAAAGATTTTAACTCTACGCTAAAAGCACCATTACTGGGGGCTTCCATATCGCCTAATGAGTTGGATATAAAAGCACTGTATTCTTCTTTCTCAAACCACGTCCTCTCCGCCATCACCGTGTAATCCGTTAATATAGGCATATCGTAAGCAACAGCGTACATCTTGCCGTCGTAGCAAAGCTGGTCGGGGTAGTCGGGGATTTGTTCAATTATAACTTCTGTATCATTATCATAGTTAGCAAAAAGCACAAAAGTTGTACTTGAACCTTGTGTACCATCTTTATAGCATTTAGGTACAGTATAATATCCATCATTTTTAATGAGAATATCTTTTTCAATTCCTTCTTCATTTCTATAAGTAAATCTAACAGTTTCTTTTCTTATACCAGTAACTTTTACAGTATAAGGCTCAATATCCTTAGTAAGTTTATTATATGCAATACCGAGATTCTTCTTATTATTAGACGTTAATCTACCAGTATATGAATTTATTACATCTCCATAATATGTAGTAAAGTCAACCTCATACACTCCCATCCCGCTATTCAGCTTACCCTTACCACCATACAAATAGGCGTGGTTGCCGTTGCCGCTAAGGTCTTTTAGGATTGATGTAGGGAGCTGCTCAATAGTGATATTACATGTACCTACAAAATTACATCCAAAGCCTACAAAATGAGATCTGTCTTCAATAGTATATATTCCGTCTTCTGTTATAGTATTAATGATTTGGTGTTGCCCATTAACATAATCGGTAATTAAAACTTCTTGATTATCAGTTATACCAATAATACGAACAGTTAAATTGGAATATGGTTCTTGAATATCTTCTACAATACTTAAACCTTTTAGAATACATTCTGTTATTATGAATTTATGTTGGCTAATAGTTGCAACTCCTCTTGCTTTTACATAATTCCAATTAGTAAAATCTTCTACATACGCCTCTATCACATCATAGTTAGTCATACCCTGCTTCTTCGGGTCATACCAAGCCTTGATGTGCTCTTTCATACCAGCAGGCCAGACAAGACCGCCACCACCCGAAGCGGACGGGAAACCGACAGACGGTATACCAATAGTAGGAATACCGATTGTCGGGATGCTGATGTTGGGGATAGTGATTGGGTTCATAGGCTATCCCTCTTTAATCATTTTGGCTTCCAATACTTCGGTAGCACTCTTGATTGTGACGTTTATGCCATTCGCTATCCCTGCGATACGGAAAATCGTATTGGACGCACCGTTATATTGGGATGCGTTGGGATAAAGCGGAACGGGTTCCAAATCATCAATTCCTGCGAAAGCGGTCACATATCCGCCCTTGTTCTTTATCTGTATGGTAACGGGATTGCCGTCACTGACAAACGTTGCGTAATACGCTGTTTTGCCTTCTTCTTGTTGAAATGATAAAACTTCTGCTGCCATGATGTTTACTTTTTAGAGTTATTCAAATAGTTCACAATTCCCTGCACATGCAAGTCCACTATTGCCCGCTTCCCCTCTTCCGATAATAAGAAGCCAACATCTTCCTTATTGTCTTGGAATAGGTTCTCTGTAAGGACTGCCGGGCACTTCGTGTGCTTCAAGATGTAGAACCCGCTTTCCTTATCAGGGTCGCCATCCGTCATATCCTTGCGTATCTTCATACCCGGCAAAAGTCGTTCGGCTGCCACATATAAGCTATCAGCTAATTTATCGGCTTTCGTCTGACCTGTCGAAGTCCACGCTTCCCAACCACGTGCCTGCATCCATTCAGAGCCGCTTCCCGCTGCATTACAGTGGATAGATACGAGGATTGTGTCACTTGCCTTGTATTCGTTCGCCCTACGGCAACGCTCCGATAAGGGAACGTCTATTTCCTCTTTGACGATACGTTCTGCGTCAACACCTTGTTTGCGCAATTCGGCTTCCAAACGTATGGCAATCTCACGGGCATACGCATACTCTTTCAATCTTCCGTCCGGTGAACACTTGCCCGGAGTGTTACTTCCGTGTCCGTTGTCAATCAATACTTTCATTCTGCGCGTCCTCCTTGAAATATTTGTCATAAACTAAACGAGCCACCCATCCGGCAACAACACCGACACCGAATGATACAACAGTAGTCAGGTTCACCCAAAACGGTGTGTAGTGCATGTACAGCATAACTCCCACGATGATAGCGATAACAATCGCTGCGATAATCAGTTTCTTTTTCATTTTGTTACTCCTTATCTTTAGTTATTATTTCACTCATATCTTCTTTCTCGACATCGAGCACTTTCTTTCCGAACAATCCCAACGCTTTCAGCAAGTTAAAATTATATCCCTTTGGCTTCAAGATATTACTTATGATAGAGCAGAACTCTATGAAGCAGACAAACAAGCATGAATACACATCAATATTCCATTTATTGCCGGAAGCAATATTTATCATCACCACCATACAAACAAAGGCAAAGTATGTCACCATTTTACCCATAGTACGGCGCACAGCACTTGAAAACCGAAATTCTTCACCCAATAGCAGGCATTTCCTTATCCCGAACATCAAATCGCATACAACGACTGAAAATGTTACTATCAGCCACGGTATCATGTGTTCCAATGACTGTGCAATAAAACTGCTTGCTATTACCGAGAAACCACCCGGTATGCTTTGGGTAATAATGTTATTCTTCATCTTATCGTTATTTGTCAATTATTCCTATCTTTGTGTCTCTTATCAAATAAGCGAACTACTGTCATTCCGTTTTGCTCGTGAGAGTAGGACGGGATTTTCATATCTTGCCGTAATAGCGGAACCACGCTCCCCATTTACGTTCTTTCAAGTAGTTCGGGTTGTCCTGGTTGAATTTGGCTTCCATTTCAAATGCGCTTGCACGGTAAGCATTTTTATTGACCTCTCCGTCCCCAATCTTGTTGTCTGTGAACAAGTGATACACGAAGCTTACAAACCATTCTGCCAAATAAAGAATGTAGTAGAATAGCGGGATAAGTAACAACCACCACGCACTGACATGGAATGCCAGCAATACGGACGGGATAGCCGCTATCTCCATACACTCGAAGAACTGTTTCTGATGTGTCCGTTCATGACGGATAGTCGTTTCGGACAGTTCTTTCAGCTTCGTAAGGATGAAGCCGAAGAGCATGATTGTCGTGTAGCTGCCAAAGAGGATGAGTTTCGCTAATTTGTTGTAGTAGTAGATTGTTTTTATATACATCATCTTATTTATTCATTATAATCAAAAATAAAAACCATATAATCTAAATCATCATAATCGTTCTCAGCAAAAGCACAAATACCACTTCCAGGTTGACATACACCTTCTTTAACGTCTAATTGCTGATTGCTTTCACCTACTAAATAACATTTATAAATTTCTAAAAATCTAACAGGGTCGTCAACATTTTCATTTTGTATATTAAAATTAATATTACTACCTACACCATTAGAATACCAATCTATTTTACCACTTTCAACAGTAGTTAACTGTCCACTTCTATATAGACTAATATTATGTGAGCTAAGATTGGCTATTATTAACATTCTTGTCTTATATAACGTTTCAGTAGGCGGTAAATAAGTTAAAGCATCATATAATTTACTCCAATCAAATTCTTTGCCAGCAATAAGTTGATTTCCAATACGAATACTCGTATTACTTATACCTACTCTTACCCCCCCCGTTAATATCTTTCGTATCTTTATCCATATCAATTATATTTATTCTTTTATTACTAAAACTAAATAAGAACCATAACCAGTAAAATTAAATAATACATCATTTGCCTTTGCTGTAATAGTATCATTAGCTTCTCCATTATCAGTATCGCCAAAACGAAAATCATATATAATATCTGTATTAGTAGATATTTTCCAATTGGAATAATTATATAAAAAGGAAATACTATTTGAAGCAACATTAACTGTATTATTATCTATATTAAAAGATTTAGTTTCTTGCGAATTATTAACTATAATACACGCAGAACCAGGGTCATTAAAGAAACCATCTTCATAATTAACTGTTACCCCCCCTAATATCTCAGTATTACCAATAAACAATCCTGCATTATTAGAACCAACTTTTAAATTACTATCCATATCTTTAAGTTTTTATTCAATTACAGCATACATTGTAGAATTATCTTTAGTACCGATACTATCATATTTAGTTTTAGTACGTTTAACAACTCTTTGTAGATTATCGGAAGTGAGTATATCTTCTATAGAGGCAGCGCAGTCTTCATCATTGGGCATTAGTTTAAATCCCATACGCTTGGAAACAGGACCGTTATTAGTATAATAACTAATATTGCATTGCAAGTTATATTCTTCAGTTTTAGGGTTGTGAAAAGAGTAAATGCTACTAAGTTCAATACAATTATCTTTGCTATTATAACTGTGAAAATAATACTTGGTGTGGTTCGCTATAATATCCTGGATTATTTCTTTCAGATTATCAACCGAACCAAAGATGGTGTTTATAAGGTCTATTGCTTCCCTGTCTTTTTCGTTTTTATTGGTAACAAGATAAGTGCCCACAGAAACGTTAATAACCTTACCATAATTGATATTATCCGCATACTTCTTCGTTGCAGGCTGATAGTCCGAGGTTGGGGTGAAACTTTCACTGTTGGTTTTGGTGAGGACGTCGGATTTTTCAGGAACTTCCGCCCAATCCCCATTTTTACGACCGTATGCCTTTCCATCAGTTGGCGCTTCTTCTATGCCGCCTATCTTCCCCTGGCTTACCCATTCACCGTTCACCCACGCGTAGTAATCATAAGGGGCTTCCGTACCTACAGCCATGAACCCGTCAACTGCCGAACCGTCGGGAATGGCAGATTTCAAGGCTTCAAGGGTATCGTATTCACCAGCCACACGGAAAGAGCGTCCCGGTTCGCCTTTGCAATAAATATCCGTCTTGTCGAAACTTTCCGTATCCTTGTTATACACATAGACATAGTGGTCTTTGCCGATGTATGTCGGATTGTTGGCAACCTTTTCGGCATCTTGGGCGGCTGTATTAGCGGCGGTGGCTTTCTCTTCGGCATTGGATGCAGCGTTGTTTGCGGATTGGGTAGCCGCTTCTGCTCCTTCTTTAGCTGCGTTGGCATCGGATGCAGCTTGTGCCGCCAGTCCTGCTTTCTCATTGGCGGAATTTGCGGCTGTCTGTGCTGCTGTGGCGTTGCTTTCTGCTTTAGTAGCGGCTGCATTTGCTTTATCGGCAGCTTCCAAAGCGGGAGCGGCTAACAATTCAAGTGGGGCACGTACAATAATGTCCTCGCCATCTTTCTCTTGATATGCGGGCAGAGAACTTATGCCAGTAAGCGTTTCTGCATTAGGGACGTCACCAACACCTTGCGACTCTGTTTTAAGGCGGGCAACTATTTCTTGATAATCCTGTTCTGTCCAAGCCATAATTATTCCTGTTTATCGGTTGCTTCTTCCGGTTGATTGTTGATAGCACGATTGAGCGCGTCAATGAAGAAAGGTTTGCAAAAAGCATTTGCATGCTCTTGTATCAGGACCACTTCTTCATCACTATACTCTGTCTCTTCATTGGAGTTGTATATCTTCAAAGCGAGTGCATGCGATGCGATACCGTTACCGTTCCGGTATAATACATTCGCAAAATTCTCTCTACAGTCTATATTTTCACAATGCTTACGGGTAATGTCCGTAGCAATCAGTAATTGTTTAAAATTTATCTTTTTCATAACTTTTGCGTTTATTAATTTGCTGGATACGATTTGGTACGAATATTGTCTTTATAGAAGAAAAGGCCCGCTCTAGGCTCTAAATTGCAGAAATAATTATGTCCTCCCATATTTACCGATATTGACATGTTTCCACCCGATAAGCTTACGTCAGAAATTTCTTCGTCTCCATGATATGTATGTAACCTAATTTTGGGATAGTAATTATTCGAACCTCCCCATTCTTCAACCATAAAATTAATACTTCCCACTTCCTTACCGTTTTGATTATACATCCGAATAGAATTAGTATTTGGGTCTATTTCTATTTTTGTACCTGATGAAGCGGTTGACATTTTGCCAACAATGCTAACATTCCCATTTTCGTCTATCACCAAAGAGTTGTTAGGAGTTCTTACATTTTTAAACACCCCGCTGTTTGCATTTATCTCTCCTTCAAAATATCCACCAATAGCCTTTATTGTCCCGTCTGCCTGAATAGACACATTCCCGTTGGCGGATATATTTCCGGTAAAGTATATGTTTTTGGAAACCACGGAAATGTTATCAAGTGCCACATTGATTTCTGAACCTAATCCGTCTTTTTTGACATATAATTTAAGTTCATCGGTAACCCCATTGATGTCCAGCCCCAACTGCGTTACATCTTCCTCTATTTTTGTAACAGACAATTTGAGGTTTTCCGCTGTCTGCTCAATCTGTGAGAACCTTTGATTGTTGCTTTCCGAGAGTTCCTTTACTTCCAACCTGATACTTTCCGCAGTCTGCTCTATTTCGGAACTCAATTTTGTATATAAATCCTCGAATGCGTTTTCGGTCAATGCCAGCGAGTGTATGTATATATCCCCCGTAAACTTCAATTCAAAGTCGCCCGTTCCGTCCCATGTGCCGGAATACTCCTTCATTGCGTATTCCTCGCCCGGTTCAAGACGTTCGGTGAAATGCAGGTTCTGACCGGGAAATCCTATTGTCAGCGTTCCGGCTGTAGCTACCTTATACCGAAAAGAGATAAAGAACTTCTTCGGTTCTTCTCCTTCCTCATAGGTCGGCTTATTGGCTAAGTCCGCATTTGACTGTTTTATTCCGGAAGAAAGAATACGAAGCACGTTTCTATCCCCGTCTCTGATAACGGCAGCCATGGCATCCTTGCGGGAATAGAACTTGTCGTTAACCAATAAGAACTTTCCGTTCACAGTAAAGAAATGAACATCGTTCTTTGTCTCCCAACCGTTCGTATTGCTTGCAAATGATGCGTTATACAGATAATTATCCTTTGCCTGCACCTCGTCAAGCACTTTGGAGATTTCAGAGTAAATCAAGTCTTCCAATATCTTGAACTGGGTCATAATATTTATCCCCGTTTTCAAGATAAAGTCTCCCATGAACTTGTTGCCTTGCGGACTGATAACCGTCACTTCCTTGCCTGCTAAAGAATAGGAATCTATTCCGGCATACTGATGGATACTCGGTGCATCATCGCCATACACGGACAAGGTGATTGCGTTCTGACGCTTCTTGTCTGTTCTGTTTCCGAGCTGTACAAGGCTATCGCCTTCCTGTGGTATGTCGCTGTTTGCATCACAGTCCGTCTTGCTAAGGTCTATGTAATCCTCACCAACGCCGACACATAAGCGCCAATAGTAACGGTTGGATACATTCTCGTAGACACCCGGCTTGATATTGAAGTCTTGAAAACGTACCTGGTCGCCTTCCTTGAACGGGTTCTCGATAGCCGTCTCCCCATCATCAACCAGCAGATAGCACCGCCAAAAATCCTCGTGTTCCTCAACCTTTCCGCATTTCATTCCGGCAGCGGTGAACATGTAGTTCCCGCCTGCATAAGAGAGTTTCTTTATCTCCAGTTCGGAGAACATCGCTTTGATACGCACAAAGAGTTCGTCCACTTCAATGTAGGATTTACCCGTCTTGCTGTCTACTTTAATAACAAAGCCTTCACCGAGAGCACCGGAAGAAAAGTTCATGGACTGGATGTAGTCTGAAAACAATCCACCTAAGAACTTTATTAAAAATCCAGCTTCGTCCGGTCTGTCTTTTCTTATAAAGAACTTGGATAAAGCCTCTATATCAAGAGCCTTAAAGTAGACAATTCGGTCGGCGGAAGTCCTGATGAACAGTGCTGGGTCGGCATCTGCGACGCATATATATATTTCCCCGAGATTCAGACCTTGTAAATGCTCTTCATCACTCGGAGATAAAGCAGGGGGAGCTGCCTGATTGTTTTCATTAAGAGCATCACCAAACCATAATATTTTACTAAGCCTTTTTTTCATACCTCAACCTTATCAACATTAGTAAATGCAGCTTTTTCTGCGCTGAATTGCAACATCTCTCCATCTTTGGCGTGGTCTATCAGGAATGCAGGGAAAGAGGCGGAAGAACCAGCTTCAGGAGAGCCGCCAATACCTGCAATATCGTTATTCTGCAATTCAAGAGCCATATTTATATGGAACAGCTGGCTATCTTCAATAACTTGCGTCATTTCCGGAACAGAACTTTCCGAACGGACATATCTTGTCCCGTCAATTTCCACCATAGAAAGGCATAAAATACGGTTTATGTGTTTTGCAAACCAATAAGGGACGCCGCTTGAATTTCCTATCGTAAGATTATACACATCATAAGGTACTGCGTATAATTCTTCTATCTCTTGCATTTGGTTGCGATATTGCTCATTATCTATTCGAGGGGAATATCCTCCAGGTTTAAATCCTGCTTCCACACGAAAATTAAATACTTGCTGAATATCATCTACCCAAAATATGTTATCAAAAGCGGAGTTATTGCTTTTATGGGAATAACGGATAAGTACAGTTTCCTCTAACAAGTCGTCAGAGGAGCATACAATAAAAGGTTCTGATGTATATTCGTTGATTGTAACCGTATATACGGCATCCTCCAAGTCTCGAAGAATGGCGTAATACATCACTACATTGTCATTATGATTATATGTGGAAAGTGATATTGGTGTAGAATTTCCTGCGGCAAGATTGTTCAGGCTCGCTGAAACTTCCTCAGAAGCATTAGTGAATACCTGTATATGGATTTTATCAGAAGCGTGGAACTTCTGAATATAGTCCATATCAAGCCCAAACTTATCTTTTACAGGTGAGAAAAAAAGAGGGCAAACATCACCAACTTTTACCATGTCCTTTCGTCCTTTTATAGTGACGTGCAACTTCACACATCATGCGCAAATATACATACTATTTAGACCAATTCCAAATAATACCTTATAAAATAACGAGTGCCTGATAGACTTATATGGAATCTCCTCATCTATTAATCCACACTCTTGACTATCAAATAATATTTTACCGCTTCCGGTCGTCCATAATTATAGCTTGCACTTTTTACGTAGCCTTTATAAATATGTCCGTTCTTTTCCACCCGAATGTAACCCGTCAAGTCTGACGGTATTTCCAAATCTCCGGTCTTGACGGAAAGTTCTCCTACCGTGAACAGTTTGTTTCCCAATACAATACTCGACCTTTCGCTAACTCCATTGATTGTCACATCACTGTTACCGTCAGATGATGTAAACTCCAATGCGTTGGCAAAAGCACCTATATACCTTGCGTTTGCTTCAATCATAAACCTTTGGGAATACATGGCATTGAACATAGTAGAAGGAGATATGACACCGGATATTGTATATCCATCCCTTACAAGCTTGTATTTTTCTCCGTCAAGTGATGCTCCAACAAAGAATATATCATTATCACTGTCGCTGTCAGTCGTATCTTCACCTCTTTTTTCCGCAAGAAATTCCATACCATAAGCATCGGCTCTATATGGGCTAACTAATTCCAATACGTTATCTGTCAATGTAATGCCGGTGGTGTATTCATTGGTAAAGCGGAATTCATCGCGACCATTTACACTATCGTAATCCTGTTTGTCATACCCGACTTTTACCCCCGAATAAACCAGTCCGGCATTCACATTGTATTCCAAATCGGAAGTGCTGTCCTGCAAGTCCTTTATTTCTGTATCTTGGAATAAAGTATCACGATGAACAAATGTCACCTTCTCGTCACCGATTACAGGGACAAACCCAAATTCCGCGCTCATCCAATTGGCGAATTTGGTATAAGATGTATATATTTTGGCATTGGGAAGTCCTCGTATGCTTTCTGCCGGAACTATCATCGCCATGTCTAAACGCTCATCTACTCCGGTGGCGATTTCACCCGTTACATTGTTCTTATCAGTTATAGACCTCAGTAAACGGTTAAGCAATACTTTAGGACTGATACAATCTATTTTTACAGATTTTCCACGCTCGGAAAAACTTATATTTAACGGTGTGTCAAGACTGTTGAATTTAAAATTAACGGGAAATTTTTGATATATAGGGTCAGATTTTGCAAGTGCTATATTGAAATTAATCATCTCACCTGGAGATATTGTCAAATTCTCATCAATATCGACAGTGTATGTATTAAATGTTTGAATTGTAGCGGATTGATAATATATTTTAAGCTCTTTACTATTTTCATTATAAGAGGAAAGCCGTATATATATCGGGAAGGATACGCCTGGTCTCTGATACGTAATGAATACACTGAATTTTACTTTTATCCGTATGGTCAAATCCCTGTCAGATATATTTTTGAACAGATATTCTCCGAATAGACTTTCCGTACTTTCAAATCGGTTTTCAGCCGTATCAAAAACCTCTACAATGTCCTTTGTCGCAATTTCCGGTTGTCCTAACATATAAAAAGGAATAGTATAATAAGCATTAGGATAAGCAGTCATTACATGGGAAACATTAGGCTCCTCTGCGTCACTTGGTATAGACCATTTTATATCACTGTTCATTAACAATCTGTCATAATCCAAAGGTTGGGACTCCTTTATTTCTTTTACCGGGTATTCATACTGCGTGCCTTTCTTTGCCTTAATCAAGCTTGCGAGACTGTTGTCGACGGCATTTATTTCGCACGTCGTATCATTGTAGGAAAATGTAGAGTAGTCCAAAGCGCATCTGAACTTTTCATTTAACAGCCATGAGTTATTCCTGGTATAAAACACGAGTGTTGCAGATGAGTTCAGGTAATTCGACAAATATTCTTTCAGCAATAGCGAATAAGCGCCGTTGGCAAACTCAAATTTTGTGGAAAAACTACGAACAACTCCGTCATAATCCCCTCTCTTGAAAGACATCTCTACATCGTCCCAATTAACAAGCTCATTTGTGGCGTCATATGTCATTCCGCCTATCAATAGTTCACATCTGTAATACATATCTATTTCTTTTTTGAAGTTGAACGTATCATGGCATCTATGTCATCACACATACGCCTGACCATATAGGCATATTCTTTGGCGGAGAACGTGTTTTCATCAATGTGCATTTTTACATGGGACATTAAAGAAACGCGTTCTTTGGTAAAATATTCCCTATCCATTTTTATTTTCCCTATATCAGGAGATGTTTCCTGCAATTTTGCAAGGCGATAATTGTCAGAAGCGGAAACGCTGCTTATCCGGTTCTTTATCTTATCATGTTCGTCCTCTCTGAATTTATAACCCAAAGCAGACATGACTTCTACAGCATCACTCCAGTTTTCGGAAGAAATGAGTTCCTGACATATGGCAAGGCAATTTAATCGGATTTGAATTTTCAGCACTTCATTTTTCCGGTTTATTTGGGCAGAAACAGACTTTCCCCCTATTATTGATAAGTATTCATTGCATAGCTTCTCGGCCGCCAAAGCCTTTTCTCTGATACTATATCTTCCGCCTTGAACAACCTTATCAATATCCCCCAGGAATATGTTTATAAAGCGGGAAAGGCATATTTTGTTTAAGTCATTATATATCATATCTTATACTCTGCTTGAAATCCAATTGTAATCCGCAATATGGTTGGCTTTCTTCATAATCCGACCAATGTTCTGCAATTGTTTGGTATTGCTTTCCATCTTTCTTTCAAGTCGGCTGTAATCGTTGTTTACATTAACAACAATCCCCTCTTCTCTCATATTCTTTAGCTTTTGTTCCAATAAACCATAATCCGATGTAAGTCCTCTACGGTCATAGATATATGACAAATCAGGGATTACCTGCGCATGCGCCGGAAGGTCTACCAATGTCGGCTTATCAGGAGTGATAAAAAGCCCGTTATTAGTTACGATACCCTCTTTCTTGCCGCCATCACCTACTATTGCCAAACCGCCGGGATGGTCTTTTGTTCCTTTGGCGTATTTGGGAATGGGTTGGGCTGCTATTAGGGCTACTTGTGCGGCTCCCATAGCACCGACTAAAGCAGCAAGAACTAAATTTGGAAGTGCTTTTGTCACAGCTAAAGCGGTTGCTATTCCTGCCTGAACAATAGAATTTGCTTTATCCCATTTAGCCTGTTTCTCCTGTAATGCAGCTTTTTTCTTTTCCAGCTCTGCATTTTTGGCGGCTGTCTTATCTTCGGCTGCACGTTTGCGAACTTCTGCCTCTTCGGTAGAAATTGCACCATTTTCTTCAAGGGCTTCTATACGTTCTATTTCTTTATCGTATGCTTCATCGTTGGCTTCTTGTTCTTTTTCAACGTTTTCTATCCGGGCATCATATATATCGGTCATTAACGAAGTGATACCAAATACGATTTTTTCTACGCTTTTTAAGAGGTATCCAAAACTTTTTATCACATCTTCTGCCGTTCCTTTAAAAGTCAATTTTCCTTTCTCTGCTACACCCACCATTATATCAGATAATCCCTCAAATATTCCTGCCGTTTCACCAAGAGTATCTCTTGCCGCATCATTCATTTCTGATAGACCACTCTTAAATTTGTATATCCATTCTTTTTGTTTTTTATTGGCATCGTCATAATTCAGTTCATCTATTTGCGCTTGAATTTTATTAATCCTTTCTTGTAATTCCTTAGCCTTTTCACTGTTAATATCAACAAGGGCCATTTCTGCTTTTGCTTCCGCAAGAAGAGTCTGGAGACGCGCCTTAGCATACTTAACCCCAATATCATATAATTTCTTTTCGTAATCCTCTTTGCTTATTTCGCCATTTGCATATTGTTTTTTTATGATATTAGCTTCTTTCAAAGCGGATGTTTCCTGCTCGTTTACTACCTTATCAGTATTTGCCTCAATCAACCTAATTCTTTCTTGGAGGTTTCGCATTATGAGAGAATTTTCCCGTTGCATGTACTTCATGCGTATCGCCACAACATCCTCTCCATTCTTTTCAGCGTCCTTTATTTCCGCATCACGCATCATATTATTGAGTTGTATTTGGAGATTAAGCCTTTTGTCTAATTCTTCATTCGAGTTTTCCCCAATGGAAGCCAATCTGTTTTCAAGATTTGTTTTTTCTATTTCAAGCAGTTCTTTATCGTATTTATCGTTTATTTCCGCAATGGCTTTTCCTTTCAGCGTTTCAAGATTTTTCCGAAGCTCTATTTCTTCGTCTGTCCTACCCTTTATCTCTTTAATCCTATCATTGTATTCCTTACTGATTTCAGCTATTTCTCTTTCTCTACCGTCAGCTATCAATTCTATTTTAGATTTGGATAAATCCTCTGTTATCTTCTTGATATATTCAGCGTATTCTTCCGCTTTCTTTTTTTCATCGTCATAAGCTTTATTATTTTTACCCGGGTCATTAACCAATGCTTTTACATCTACTAATTTTTCCAAATCATTCATTTGGTTCTTATACTGAATACTTTGCTCTTTTAAAGCTTTCAAAGTTGCTTCTTCCGCTTCAAGCTTCTTTTTTGCATCTATACCTGCTTCTGTTCTCGATAATCCCGTATCTACAAACTTTTGATATTCTGCACGTGCTTTTTCGACAGTATAAACTTGATTAAGCCGTTTAAACTCGGTTTCCTCGTAATTTGTTGCGGCTTTTGTCACTTCATTCATTACCCGTTTAGCTTTGGCAGTAGCGATAATCTGTGCTGTTAATAATCTATATGCGTCTTTTGCATTCCCCGTCATTATTTGTTCTTTTGTATAATTATCAAATAATTTAGGGAAAGTACTTTTTAATTCATTTGCAGCTACGATACGCTCTTCCATAGCTTTTTTATTATCGGTGGCAGCCTTATATAATAGTTCTAATTTGATACGTTCTTCTATTGTATCACGAATAGCTCCTTTTTGAGCTGTCCTTAATTTGTCTTGAACGGAAATTATTTCATCCAATGCCTTCTTTCCTCTAAACAAACTCGCAACCCAATCTATAATCTCCGAACTATACGCAGACAATAATGTTATACCTATTACAAGTGCTGATTGCCAAGAAAATAAACTGCCAAGAAGTTGTTTCCATACCGGAACCGCAGTTTGTCCTTCGGATTTCATCCGCTTAAACTCTTCACTTGCTCTTTTTAATTCATCCACAAACATTGGCAAGTTATTGGATATGGCAAGGAAGAATTGATTGAAACTCATTGTCAAAGACGGTAACTCTCGCAATAACTGCTGCGTCTGAACATTAAGCCCATTCCAAGAGGACGCATAATTGCCTACATTCCTTTGATAATTCCCAAATTGAGAGTCAATTTCTTTCAACTTATTATTCAAAGCATTGGCTTGCGCTATCAAATTCTTTCCGACACTACTTTCCCGGTCAGCTTCACTCAACGCCTTATACCTTTTCTGCAATTCAAGCATGGCGGCATTCATTTCATAATAGCTGCCGGAAGCTGAAATAATTGCCGTGGAATGATTTTTTATCAAAGCCGAATATTGCTGATTTTGCGCCATCAGTTCCGTATGCCTTTGTTTTAATAGCGAAGACTGCTTTATATATTCAGACAAAGTTATTTCCCCATCTTTATAAGATTTTCCAAGAGCTTTAATATCTGCATCAATCTTTTTCATAGCCTCTTTATTGGCTATGGTATCAGCCGTCAACTTAGTAACTTCGCCATCATATGCCTGTACGGTGTCGATTATGGCGGCATAGTTCATATTTGCCGCCTGCAATTGAGTGGATGCCTGGCTTATTATATTACTTGCTGTTTGGGTGCTTTTAGCCGCATTATCCTGCGCCGAAGCCACCTGGTTGGATGCGGAAGATAATCCGGCAAGCATATCACTTGCATTCTTGATATTTTTGGCGAACTGTTCGAACAAAAGATTTAACTTTTGCAAAGATGACATTGAATTTAGTTGCTGAGATACTTGACGTAGCACGGTAAGTTGTTTCGCCTGAATAGATGCCATATTTTCCTGCGTCTTATTCAATTTCTCCAACAGCGAGGTATAATTACGTGCTTTTTGGGAAAGTTCATCAAATGTTTTGGGATTAGTTTTTACTCCTTGCGCCAACTCCTTAGCAAGCTCCACATAAGACCCTTTTGTACTATCAAATTCAAGACGGAGTTCCTTTAATTGTTGTACGGCTTTTTTGTCGACTAAATCGGTAATTATAAATTCGTTTGCCATAAGTCCTAATATTGAGTGCCATGCAACATCACATGGTGATACAAAGATATTGAATTATTTAGAATTTTCTAAATAAGAAAGGCAAAAATGAAAATCAGAAAAGGGAAGAGAAAAAGAAAAAGCCAGACATTACATCTGGCTTTATTATTTGGTAATAACCTAAGTAAGGCGATAAAACGGAATTATATATAGATATTTTTATTTACCAATCGTCATTTTCATTTCCCACCAGTCCGTTTTTAACCACTTCCTCAATCTTATCCATAATAACGTTTGAGTAGGCATGAGCCATAACCAATGCCTTGGAGGATGTTTTTTTTGCTTTATGCTTATCTTTTTCTGCGAATGGATAACACGTATCAATAGGCCATTTTTCTATATTTGTTTGCGGTCTTTGAGTTCCATCTGAAAATGCAGATATTATTCCACCTCCTATAACTTTTATAATATTATAATATTGAAGGGTATAAGTAATACGTATCTTAGTATCTTTTATGTCAACTTTTATAATAGGAGTAATACTCACCTTGTATCGGCTCATTCCTCCTAAGTGTTCGGATATACCATCCACAAACCCTTCTCCAATTATAGTTCCTAATTCCTTATCATTTAATTTTATTACAGAATTTGCGTCATTAAATGTTGCAGTAAACCAATAATTCAGAATTACATATAATTGTTCTTTTGTGGCTTTTCCACAATCTACTATTTGTGTATAGGTTAAAGAATTGTTTTTATCAAGAGTTAATTGAGATGAGAGCGTTTCTGCTGCTTCAACCCAACTATCCCCATATTTCTCCTTTGCATATTTTTCCAATTCCTCAGCCCTCATAACTTGGGAACTCATAGATATACAATAACACAACACAGTTAATAGCAATAAAATCTTTTTCATACAAATATCTATTTTTAAAGTTTTGTTTGCAAAGTAATTCCTAATAAATCATTTTGACAATATTTTTAACGGAAATCTTTGTAATTTAGACTGGCTATAAATAGCTTATCACTTTTTTTTCCCAAATAGTTCAGAGTGGCTTCCAAGTTTAAGAAGCTCAATCCCCGTCTGTATCAAAAGATAATTATGCTTTATATGGTGTCCCATTTTCATAAAGAAATTCAGGGGCAATGTCCGCACCGTTTGCCCAAAATACTGTACCGTCAACCCCGTAACGCTCAAACTCGCTTTCATCTTTCAGTTCCTCGAAAGCCGGATATTTCAGGAGTGGCGTTAAATCTACTTTTCTTCTTTCTCCATTGTTGAACGTACACAAAAGAGTGTATTTACCCATGTATTCAGCGGATTCTACTAATAGTATCATATCATTGTCTTTTTATCGTTTAACCTTTTCTATCTTCTCACCGTTTTGCGCCTTTTCCCAAATTTCAAGTAATTGCGCTTCGTGGGTGTCTATGTATTCATTTATCAGTCGGATAGTCTTTGCTGTTCCCTTACCTTCTACCATCCTATCTTTGATAGTGATAGTAAACCAGTTGCCACCGTCTTTAATGTGCAGGTGTGGTGGGTTGTGGTCTTGCCCGTACATGTATATCAGAATACCCCGAATAATGTCTATTGCGCTCATGCCTTTTCTGTTGTTGTTTTGAATGAGCCAAAATCTGTCGTATCAATAACCCCGGCATATTTACCGGAACGCGCCTCGTTTATGGCTGCAACCGTCTCTTCATTAGGTTCTGAATACATTGCATCCATTAAAGTGCTCTCTACAAAATTATTCAAACTCCTGTTTGCTTTTTTGGCCTGTTCCTGCAAGATTTGCAATAAATCCTCACGCAAGCGGAACGAAGTTTGTTTTCTTACTACTGCTTCCATATTATTATTGTATTATATTGTATCGCAAATATAATACATTATATACCAAGAAGCAAACCTTTCTCTGATTTTCTTTGCACAAAAAAAGCCCCGAACCATAAGGAACGGGGCTGGAATGGTTATTTACTGTATTTATTCTTTAATTCTTCAATTTTAGATTGTGCATCTTTTAATGCAGTTGTCACGACTTCTGCATTTTTAACAAATACTGTGCTAGCAGAATATCTTTCAAGTTTCATAAACCAATTGGCTTTTCCTTTTGAAACATAATAGCCAATCTGAAATCCGTCTTCTGTTATGAATTTATTTTCTAAATAGTCAGGATTACTTTGAATGTCCGAATCAACTTCACTTACTAACCTATCAAGTGCTTTATTAATTTCAACTAAATCAGAATATTCTATCATTGCAATATGAGATACACTTCTTGATGTTTCAGGTTCTTCAATGCGGTAGAAATACGCATTATTTTGACTTCCTATAATTGTTCTAATTCCTGCTTCTAAAGAACCCATAAAACTTTTGGGAATATTAGACATTGTAACATCTACAAACTTTGTTATAGACCCTGTCTTAGAGGAAAATTCCTCAAATTTAGTTAATTTTTTAGATTCTTCATTGTTTTGCGAATAGCATACAAAGGGAATTATCAGCATTAAGATTATTAATACTTTTTTCATAATCATGTATAATTTTAATGTTAAACAATGTTATTTATATAATGGCAGCAAAATAACTGATAACTGTTTACAAATCCAAATAAATCCACATGTATCTTTACTTTGAAGGTAAAAAAGTTGTTTCCCCTTGCTTTTTTCAAAAATAGTTTGTATGTTTGTAACGTCAAAACATTCATAGGGGCGGCAAACTCCTATGGCTTCAATCATTGGAGTTGTTTTTTTGCCAATACATACCAAGTAGTATCATAAATTTAAGATATTGCACCTACCGAGTGGGGTAACGGAAACGTCCCCAAAATAATCCTATGGATGTTTTGACAGCTCGTAGTAGGTGCATTTTTTGTTATGTCAAAACATCCTATTCAAGTCCTAAGCGAAACAGAGCTGCTGGGGCACAAATTCACGGTTTACGGAACTGCCGAAAATCCGTTGTTTCTTGCTAAAGAAGTGGCAGAGTGCATTGATTATGCGAAAACATCGCAAGGTTATTATGATGTATCAAGAATGGTAGGCACTGTAGATGAGGAAGAAAAACATCTACGAACAATCTTCGTAGATGGTAGAAATTACGAAATGTGGTTCTTAACCGAAGATGGTTTGTATGAGGTCTTATTCCAATCCCGCAAACCAATCGCCAAAGAATTTAAGAAAGGCGTAAAGGAGATTCTAAAGACAATCCGCAAGACTGGCGGCTACATTGCCACCAAGCAGGACGACACTCCCGAAGAAATCATGGCACGTGCTCTAACCATCGCACAAGCCACCCTTGCCAAGAGAGAGGAACGGTTAAAGCAGCTTGAAGCCCAAACGGAGCAACAGCAAGCCACCATTAAACTGCAAGACAAGGAAATCAAGGAGGCTGCTCCGAAAGTCAGCTACTACGACAACCATCTGTTGAGCGTCAATGCCATGACAACCACTCAAATCTCAAAAGAGATAGGGATGTCGGCAGAAAAACTGAACAACAAACTGAAAGAACTTGGAATACAGTTCAAACAGTCGGGGCTGTGGCTCTTAAAATCACCATACGACAAATGGGGTATGCATGAAACGAGAACCAATATTTTCACAAGTGAAAGAGGTAATACCCATACCAACACATATACTGTATGGACGCAGAAAGGTAGACGCTTCATTATTGCTCTATATGAAAATGATTGGGACGTGAAGAAAGCCATTAAGCAGATAAAAGGAGAATTAGAACCCGCTGCGTAATCTAAAGTTTATAAACCAACTACTTGTGTTATCCGCATTTATGCGGACGGATACAACTATACCCAAAAATATATTGCCACATAACCAAGCATAGATGCACGTTGAGGTTTCGACCAACGTTCACGTTATGATACCCCGTCAGCAATACGGCTGGCGGGCAGATGGCAGAAATAACGACTAAAACAAATATTCATCTATTATGGAAATCAGCACAGCAATGATGCAACACATCCTCCGATTGACGGAAGGATATACGGATTTATTGAACGAACTTAAGGAAGTCAAGGCGGAACTTGCAGAACTCAAAGGAGAAAAGCCCAAGAAGCCGACAATTCATGAAACCAAATACCCACACATGAGTATAATAACCAGGAAATGATTGTATAAGGCGGGATAACTCCCGCCTTTGTTCTGTTTTTAATATTTTTCAATTTAAAGGCAGAAAAATTACGGGGGTTATACAAAAAACAGTGTTCTTTTTTTAATATCAGAACCAAACATATTCAATCAGTTTCCCGTTGAACATTTCGCCTCTCGGGCAAAAATTGAAAACCCCGTCTTTCTCATAAAGGATATATACTTTCCCCTCCATCTTTGCGGCTTTTCTTGCAAGCGAACGCATCTTAGCTATATCTGCCATTCTCTTTTTGTTTTCACACGCACATCCCATTATAAACCGAATTTTCTAAAATAATCCGCAATGCCTTGCTTTATATGCCTTTCCATGAATGCCTTTCTCGCATAAGAACCGACCTTGTAAATCGCCTGTCCGTATTTCTTTTCTATATCACCGCTAAAGCTTATCCCCACACTTTCAATCCTTAGCCCCTTATCTATCGGTACGGCTGTAATAGAATCGTGAAATTCACCCGTAATTATCAGGTTTGGCGTCCCTTTTGAACTTACAGGAGCGTTTATCAGCGAAGAATACATAAGCGGGGCTACCCTTTGCTTGAAAGCAGCATAGCCTTTGGCGTTCTTATACCAATACCCCGCTTCTTTGGTATTGAAATACGGGTCATTAAGGTAAGTAGGGCGTAACGGTTTGTCATTTCCGTTAATACCTGACCATAGTTGTTCTACAATATATTGGGAAACTTCTTCTCTGTTTTTTACCATAATATCCCGTATCATCGGTTCAAATCCGGTAGCAAACCGTCTGAAATTTTCTTCTGCTTCAATAATGTTAGCCATAGTCAAGACAATTTAGGGGCGAATGAACGCCCCTAATTAAACGATACCACCATCATAATATACAATCATCTTTTTTCTGTCTTGCCGCACCGGAAGATGCTATATCATCGTAGATGGACGAAAGGGTTTTCTCCCTTTCTTCGGGCGGTCGGTCAAGAAAAAACACATTCTTATGTGTGTTTATGAAGTCCCTCTTCTTCATATTTCTCACCCTCTCCTCATTGAATGTTACACCTTCTACTATCATGTCCAAGCCTCAATACCCGTAATTCCAGCTTCTTGCAATACAGAGGGAGGTGCAAGGGTAACGGAGTCCTCGCCAACGGTAGTAATGACCCCGTTAGCATAAGAAGCACTTGTCGCCCCGTCCAACACTTTTTCTGCATTCTTTGCCAGTAATTCACCGTAATACTCCGTAATATCCAAATTTCCGAAGTGCTCAATCAATTTATACTTGTTTGATTCCGTTGATACCAAATCAACATATACCAATCCTTTCAATGCGTCAACGACATCAAAATCATAAGCTCTCACATCCGCGTTCTTAATATACTTTTCGTAATCCTTGAACATGGTTGCGATAGTCAAGTTGGCTTCTGTGCCAGAAGAATCCCAGTCCTGACCGCCCGGATAAACGCCGGACAGTGGAATGCCCGCCAAATCTTTCGTACCGTCATTCATTCCGTAAATGACGTTGTTCTCATCTACAAAATAAGCATCAAATGCCACATTCTTTGCCACCATGATGTTTGCTTTCAAGCTGGCATCGTAGTCCTGCAAAGTCCATACATCATTTTTAGCTGAATAGCTTGTGATTTTAGCAGGGCCGTATCCCGTAGCGGAAGTTTGTGCCTCTCCACCGGAAGGTGCATATTCCACAATCGTTTTGATAGGGAATATTCTTCCCGGACGGTCTGCATGGCAAGCCTTTTCAAAGGCTTCCGCTGTTTTCTCTGTAGGTATCTTATGACCGTGAATAGTCAGTATGATAGCTTTTATTTTACCGGGGTCAAGCACACACACGGAGATACCCGTATTAAAAGTTGCAACGCCCGGACACTTTCTATAATCTGTTGCCATAACATTTTACTTCTTTAATGGTTAAATTTACATTTTTCATCTCGATAGCATCAATAAAATCACTGAATGGTTTCCCGTCTTCTCCTATTACCCCAACCCTGCCATATCTGTAGTTTTCAATGTAGGAATGTGGAACCACATCATTGTAGCTACGGACAATGTTTATGTCTTTCTTGATTTCATCCAAGAAAAGATTGTATATAGGTCGCAATACCTGCTCAAAGGAAGTTTTTTGCCGGTCTTCATTCGAATACCCTTTCAAAGTGTTTACCATAATAATAAACTCCAGGCTAACCTCAGTCTCGGCAGAACTTCTATCTTCCGTGAACGGAGAATAAAGACATATTATAGGAAACTTCAATTTACTTGTCTTGGGACTTTTACCCCATAAAGTTAATTGATTGCTTATGTAGGCCCAGTCTCCGAATAAAAACGACACATTGCTTCCGTATCTTTTCGATACCTTTTTTACAATGTCCGCAAATATATCATTTACCGGCTTCATATTCCCATACAGTTTATTTTACGCAACATACATGGATTGAAACATACACCAGCATATTCCTTTCCTTGCAAAAGTTTATAAACACGCTTGTTCATATTTACCATATCATTCCATGCCCTAATTTGCAAAACTTGTGGAGAAACAGCATCTCCATCGGCAGAGGTTACTGTTCCAACATTTGTTACGCTGTAATTACCGTCCGCTATATACTTGAAAAATATATAGCAAGCAATAGGGCTGTATTTTTCTGATAAAATAGCAAGCAGCCTATCCCATTTATCATCAACGCTATCTTCTTTTGAGTTAAGATAATCGGTAAAAGCCTTACACATATCCTCACCAAGTATACGAATCAAATATTCCTGTTCATATACGGAAATATATGATTCTATTTTGCCCAACTCCGCATCTCTTGTTATAGAGGGAGCGCCAGTGTCAGGATTTATCCCGACACTCAGCAACCCGGTGAAAGATTCGTAGTCAATTATCATACCGTATCTTTTTTCGCAGATTTACGTTTAGTGAACAACTCCTCGCAACCCAACGCTCTGGCATCATTAATCAGTTCGTTTGTCGCTTCAATTTTACCCTCGGCATAAAACTTGCTCGCAAGAGCCATTCCGACTGAAACTTCATCGCCTGTTTTATGCTTCACACCATCCTTGACAAATGTTACGTTATAACGCTTAGTCAGGTTTATTCTATATTCTTTTCCCATAATTATTCTCCTTATGCTCCTTGAGTGATACCTTCTATTACAGTAGAGAATGTGTCCTTTACAAATGCGGTCTTATATTGCGACTTGATATAACACATCAGCCTCTTCTCTGCGATTACAGTCACGATATTCTTGCGGAAATCGTCATTCTCCCATCCTAAGGTAATAGACAATTCCCACAAGTCACGAATGTTCAAGTATGAGAAATCACCCATGATAAAATCTCCTTGTTTCACTGCTGTAGTAGTTTCTACACGCAATCCCTGAATCAATTCATCTCCATATCGGAATGGGCGGAGATATTGACCGTTAGCATCCTTAGCCAACTGCATGGACGCGTAATCCAATGGGTTCATCAGTACAAGGTTCGGACGATAAGCCATTTCGCTGGTGGATACAATTTGCGAATATGCAGCCACAAGAGCATCAAACATATTTGGCTTCTCAACATAGAAAGTAGAGAGAGAGAATGCCGGCATATCCGATGCAACGCCTTTTATTTCTCCACTAGAGCCATTGCCTGACAAAATTCCCTGCTCTTCTTTGATTCCAAGTTTATTTACCATTTCCGTTTCAACTTCATTGACGAAGTTGGGAAAATCCGACAGCGTTTCCTCTGTAAATTTAGCAGCAATAGCCACTTTGGCAGCGGTTATTGTTTTTTCTGTCAATGTCGCATCCATCAAAGGCTTTAGCCCACCTTCAGGAACCCATGCAGCATCTCCGTCCTTGCTTGTATATTCCGCATAAACCAAAGCCCTATTATTTGTGCTTGATACATTTGCATATTTTCTAATGACGGTTTGCGCTCTCGGATTAACTGATAAATTTGGGTCAACCTCAAGTCCGTAATGCGGAGCAAGGGCCCCGGAAGTAATAGTTGCAGCGTCTTTCTTTTCCAGCACAAGATTTAATCCCAACTTATTGCCGGGAGCCGACTGACAAGCCGATTTCAAATCAAGAGACATAACGCCCTTCTTGTCCGCGGCAATATACTCCTTGAGCTGTTCGTGTAGCTGCTCATAAACAGATTTAATCTTTACCTCCCCGTTTTTACCTACTTCGGTAGAAGCCTTTACACGTAAAATGGCATTCTCCAATTCATTAACCTTCTCCTCAAAAGTCTTTTTGTCAATGCCGGCAAAATCCTTTTCCTTGATGTCATTTATGGAATCAGCGGCATCCTTTATGGATTTACGCAAATCTTCCAATTTCACTTCATCCGCAAGATAGCCTTTCACTTGTTTTTCAAAGGCTTCTCCCATTTTTTCGTCCAAAGATTCAAAAAACTTCTTGTTTTCTTCGGACAAGCCGGATGTGTCCATAAGTTCTAAAAATCCTAATTTCATACCGATTTTAGTTTTAATAAATTACATAATGATTTTTCTTCCGTTTTGCCATTACTGCCGGCTTCCATCCCTTTGGGTGGAGCAGGTATAACACCGTCCGGCCTAAAAGATGCAAGTGACATTGCTTTGGCTATAATTTTTTGCAAACGCTGTTGCTTGGTTGTACTCATATTTTTACATAACAAGGAAATTTCACCGCTTAAATCCTTATAAGCGTTTTCGTAGTCTTCAATTGACTTCAATCCCAAATACTCGGTTTCTCCATTACAGCCAATTGATACCACCGATATTTCATACAGCTTAACCTCTCTAACAATCAGGGCTTCTTTTTCGTAATCCCATTCGCAATTCTCCCATACATACTCATAACCAATAGAGAATTGATTAAGCGTGCCTGACTCAAGTTGTTTTATGGCCCTATCTCCAAGTTCAATCTCATCAATGCGCGCCTCAAAATAAAGCCCTCTATCATCTTCTTTCAATTCTGTAATAAATCCCAAAGGCTCTGACATGTCGTGCATCCAAAGGAGTATAATTTTGTCATTTGCCTGGCTTTGCGGCCCTCTTTCATTGATACTTTTTGAAAAGCAACCTTTCAATAGAATATCATGAGCCTTATCCATGTTTCCGAATACAGCAGCGTATCCGCTGATAGTCCGGCTTTCGGGGCTATATTGGACATCCTTCGAGTTTATGGAGAACAATTTATACTGCATCCCCATCTTATCTTTGTATTTATTTGTCATTGTTTCCATTTTCCTTACTGTTATTGACGTTATTTTCAACAGATGCACTGCTTGCTGCATTGCTATCAAAATCTCCTTTTGGATTATCCGGGTCAATATCTATGTATCTTGCAACTTCTATACGTGCCTCATCATGTGTTATCAAAGACTTATCTATCAATCTCTGTAAGGCATCAGCAACTTTAACCAATGTATTGGCTTCTGTCTCCTTATTGGTTTGAAGGCATTCAACATCTGTAAAATCAATCTTAATAAAAACACCTTCCGGACATATGGCTTTTGAAAGACATTCTGCTATCTTTCGGCTATCTGGAATGATTACGTCCTGATAAGCCTTTTTCCCAGCACTTTCAAGGTTGTCGTATTTGGCATCCGTAAAAAGATTGGCATTTATGCCCATTGCATTGGCAATCTTATCTGTACACCTCTTATCCTCTTCATGAAGTTTTAATTCATCAGCATTAAAATCAAGAGGAAGCCATCCTAATTTGTAACGTGTCACCAAAATGGGATATTCCTTGTTTACTAAGCCATAATCACGTTTAAATCTGTCCTTTATATCCTTTTCATCTTCCGAGGAAAGGGCAACATTTCCCATCTGGTCAGTATAATCATTATAGAGCACGCCTTTAGGACCACCATTTACAAGCAATGTATGGCTTGCAGACATAGAAGCTACCCAGTTTGATATAGGCTGGGAAAGGCTATCTGAAACGGACTCAAATTTGACATCAGCAGTCGCACCGCTATTTATTACTATATTGCTGTCATATATTACAAGATATTCATAGTCCTCCAACTCTAATCGAGTTCCGTTACAGTCTATATATACACTTGATATAATATTTTTCAGTTCGTATTGGCGAAACACCTTACCGGTTCCTTCCATATGGAAAATCTCAGGTGGAATTATCCACATTGCCTTAGGAGTGCTTGTTTTTGTCGCTCTAACAAGAACAATTGGACAATAGCCGAATACCTTAAGACATATTTCAATTTGCTTTACAAATGAAGAGAATGTTTGCAGCGGATTGGGAGCGTTGAGTATATTACGTATATCGGCAAATGTCCTTTTTTCATTTCCATCCTTATCTACCACATAAGGAATACCACGGGACATCATAGAACCGATTTTATCAACTACAGTGAAGAAAGGCGTACAGGAAACAAGCGCTCCGGCTTTATCCAAATTGTCAGTCATGTCATAATATACTTTCCATTTGGAACGCCTTCCAAACAAATCGGACAAAAACCAGTAGTTTCCTGCTGCATCTCTTTCTACCCGATTTACATTATCATACATCGGAATAGACTTTTTATTCTCTGGCTTCCAAAATTTAGTAAATATGCCCATATACAAAGCAGGAGTGACAGCAAATAAATGCGGCCACTCCCATATATTTAGTGTTTTAGTCCATTAATACGGTTGCGTGCAACTTCACACGCTTGTAGTGACCCTACGTGTGCAAATATATATATTATTTAGACTAATTCCAAATAACAAACAGCATTTTTATGATTATTTTTTTGATTTTCTTTTTACTCTATCCGCTATACAACACAATACATACATTGCTTCATAGACATCTTTACCGTCATAGTCCATTAGATTACGCATAAATAAGGACATTTTATTATCCCTCTTGAATTTAAAATCTCGAATTAGCCCCTTAAATGCTTCAATATAGGAAAGTTTTCCTGTATTTTCTTGCCTTGCCCACACATCACCTATTTCAGCCCTATAATCGCGTATATAATGAAGCATTGCCTGCGAAGTCTCAATGTTTACATCGGCACCAGCGACCAGCGCGGCGATTTCTTTGATGGGAATCAATTCTCCTATATACGCATCGTCCACATATATTGTATCATGTACAACATACGCTTTCGCATACAGAAAACGCCCATTAAGCAGTGGATGTATTTCTACAATTGGAATGCCGGAAAATGCGACTGTCGCAGCCTCATAGCTGTCATATTCAAAATCTCCGCGTTTTTCTACGGTTCCGGTAAGAGCATCTGCCCCATCATCATGTGCGTTTTTTCCGAACTTCCTAAAAGATTTTATCTCTGCATGAAATTCAGGAAAGAGTACTTCCCAACCTTCCGGCATATATGTAAGATTCATAACCTCAGCGGAGCGGGTAAATATTCGAACTTCCTTATTCCCCGACTGATGAAACCATTTTATTTCTGTTTCATTATTGCCCATTATCCGTGATTGCCGCTCTACGTTTCGGGCAAAACCACGTCCACCGTTATTGCTTTCAATGTTAGCTATGGTTACTCTATCTTTGGCAAGCAAAGCTGCAACTTGCGGTTCCGTAACCTCCATAGGAGCGTCCGTATATAGTATGCTTAAAATAAAGTTGCCTATTTCTGTATCCACATAATCTATGGAACATAATCTGTCACTGCCCGTATCTGCGGTATCGGTATAATTTTTCCGAATGGCACGGTTGGTATATGGTATTTCCCTATAAGTCTTGAATGTACCGTACATGAGACCTTCTATAGGTGTAGGGTTCTGCATATATTGTGTTTCAAAGACGAATGGATTTATTCTATTGAGATTATGCAATTCATCCAATGTGTGTTTAAATTCCCACAAAGGAAATTCTTTCCCGTCCGCTTCTTTTTCTATGACCGGCAATGAAAGAACAGTCCATTGCCCTGGCTCTGTTTTCATAAGATAGCCGCACAAATCATTCTCATGCAGGCGCTGCATGATTATTACAATCGGGGTGTTTCGGCTGTTCACTCGGTTACGGATAGTAGTTTCAAAGCGTTGGTTAACCTTTTCCCTTTTCACGTCAGACAAAGCGTCCTCCGGCTTAATAGGGTCGTCTATGACAATGGCGCCGGAAAACCTTGCCCCCTTTAATATGCTATCTATTTCTTTTTCTGTTTCTTTATCATCTATATCGTCCACCTCTCCAGCGCCAAATCCCGTTATCTGTCCACCTGTTGATACCGCATATACACCACCGCCAGCAGTGGTACTCCACTTCTTTTTGCTGTCTGTGCCTCTCTTTATCTGGACATACGGGAACAGCTGTTGATACTCTTCTGATTTAACTATGTCTCTAATCTCTTCTGAATTATCGTGAGCCAAATCGTCAGAATATGAGAGATGGACAAACTTTGAGGAAGGGTTGAGTGCCAATCCGTATGATATAAAGTTCTTTACGGCTAATTCGGTCTTTCCATATCGTGGTGCAATATTGATTATCAGTTTTTGAATTTTTCCGGAAATAACATCATCCAACGCATTACATATGCGTTCATGGTGTCTGCTCACCACAAATTTGCGCCCTGTTTTACTTTTAAAGAAAAATTTTGTGTAATTGAGAACGCCCGACATACAAAATGCTTGTAGATACCGTACACCATCCATCATAGCCTTTCTATCAGTTTCTTTGCTTCCTCGACACTTATGGGTTTGCTGGTATTCATCTCTATTTCGGTAGGCTCATCAAACCCAAGCATTTTACATATACGCTCAATAGCCTTTATCTTATCATAAAGTTCTATCTTCACATATTCAACATCTACAATTTCCGGAGCATCACTTGTTCCGATATTTTTTTTCAATATTTTGGTGGATATGCTTTTTATTGCTGATTTCTCTTTGTCAGAGAGTTCATCAAATTCTTTACGCTCTATCCATGTATTGTGCATACTGGCAATGGATGAAAAAGCTATACCGGACAATTCTTGTAGAATGCGTTCTTTAGTTATGTCTGATTTGTTTTTTTGTTCTTCCTGCAACTCTTTAACCCTTTGGGCTACATTTGGGTTAGACAACAATTTGCAAGATTCTTCCCACACTTGTTTGTCTCTCATCTTCTCGCACGAATAGGCACGACGATAAGCATCGGAAGCATTGCCGCTTTCGATGTAGTAGTTGCAAAAATTCTCTTGTTTGATTGTAAGTTTTTTCATGTCTTTTCGTCAGTATGGGAAGCATGCCACTTGACATGCTTTCGCAAAGATATGTAATTATTTGGAATATCATACCTATCTATCCGAAATAACTGGTATAATTATCGAAAATATTTATCTCCCCACTTCCTTATTACTTCTTAAAAACATTTACATAATCAATAACTTTCCGATTAGCTTTATCTACTTTTCGCATGTCAAAATGGATATAGATGTCAGTCGTTGTGCTGTTCGCCCAACTATGCCCAAGCGCGTGGGCGATTACCTCTTTGGGAACATCGAGTTCTGCCGCTACCGTGGCCCATGTGTGTCTTGCCCAATATGAGGACAAATCAGGGAATAAAGGATTTCTACTCTTTTTCCCTCCCAATCCCTTCCTTTCTGTCTCTCCAATCTGTTTTAACCCTATTCCCATACGATGCAGGAAATCCTTGTAATTTCCGTATTCATCCATTATATTAAGAAGATAATCCTTCCCTTTGTATTTCTCAATTATAGCCTGCGCTTCCGGTTCTACTTTAATACTGTATAATTTCCCCGTCTTAGCTCTTTTATATTCAAAACGACCATTCACCAATGCAGAATGTTTTGCGTTAAACAAATCAGCTGCATTTACCCCTATGAGATAGAACATGAGCATGAACATATCCCTATATCTAATCTGGTATTCCTCACATGGATAATCTCTCAATAACCTAAGTTGTTCTGCTGTAAGGCTGCGTTTTCTGGTTTCCTCTTTCTTTATTGAAAACCTTCTGAATGGATACAATGTTGTGTACTCCTCATCAATGGCGTAGTTGAATACACTACGTATGTTCCGTAAATGAATAGCGTAGGCATTAACCTTCATCGTCTTTGCCATCCACGCTTCAAAGTTTTCCAGCCATGACTTATCCATGCTCTCAAAAGTACAATGACTATCGTATTCCTCAATCTTGTTTCTTGTGGTTGTATATATAGACTTAGTTCCCTGATTGGTTTTCTTGGAAACGAATTCATCAAGATAATAGAGAAACGTCTTTTGGTTTTCAACCTTGCTACTTATAGCGTCCTCTATCAACTTCTTCAAAGCTTTGTCTGTAGTTGATTTCAACTTTTCTTGTTGCTCTAAAGTAAATATTACTGTTTCCGCCTTGTTTATTATTCCACGGGCAACTATATTTCTCGGCTTGTAATTTTGTGCACGCACAGAATATTCATTCCCATTCCATTCTTTTTCCGATGCACTTAGCTGCGTAGCTATCATTATTTGTTTGTTGTGGAATACATTCAACTTTATCGGATAAGTGCCATCTTTTTTTTGTCTTCTTTTATCAAGGTAGAATTTAACCGTTGCCATATATCTATGTTTTTAGTTTATGCAAATCTGAAAATTTGCATAGAATTTGCATACAAAGATAAGATTAAAGGGGTTTAAAAGGGTCTAAAAGCGGAATGTTATTCAGCATACATAAAAAAATAAGCAGCTACTTTATTTGTAACTGCTTGATTTTCAAGAGAGCGGCAAGCGAGGCTCGAACTCGTGACCCTCAGCTTGGGAA